TCTTCTAGATTATCACCGTCCCACTTTTGTTGTAGCAGTGCGAGTTTCTTTTGCATTGAACGCTTTGACATAGGCTCTTCCTTTCTAACGAATTACCATGACAAAATACTACTCAAATTCCTAAATGCTTCTTTACAATCTCTTTGGTCTTAACCTCTTTGATTGAACGTCTACCGTGTTTATGAGCAACAGTAGATGTTGGATGTTTTTCTGAAATTTTGGAGAGTACTTCTTTGAAACCACTAGGTACCTTGTCGGTGATGGAAACACCACCAACAATTTGGGCAGCCGTAACGACTGGTTGGATATGAGGATTATTCTTCAAATAGTCCTCACGTTCAGAAATCTTCATTAGTGCATCAAACTGTTCGCCAGTCTGATTATTATAAAAAGAATAAGTTGGCATTGTTTTTATTTATGTATTTTGGGCCATAGTTCGGAGAAAATTTTGATGAAATAATCAAAAGCACGATTCGCCTCACCGCCCATTTCTAGGGTTATTTTTTCGTTAAATTTTTTAATCAGGCCTGGTCGATCATCAAATTGATATGCCTTTCCAGAACCAGGTACTTTCCTTGCAAGAATTTTACCACCATACAAGTCACCCATATGTCTGGTGTATACGTGTGCAAACAACATCTCAGAATTTATATGGAAAAGATCAATCAAATAGTCAAGATAAATTTCCGTACTCTGACAATAATCGTGTCTATATTCTTCGTTTGGGTCAAGTTCTTTGATGTCTTCTAATATTGCATCTGCTCTTTGCAATCCTTCTAAATCACGAATCATACCTTTGGCCATGACCAGACTTTCGAGAGTTTCATAAATCAAATGTAACTCATAGAGATATCCAAGATATTCTCTTTCAGTCATTTCACCATGTAATAACGCCTGCACTAGAGGCAGGCTTTCAACTTCTCGGTGTTTATCGTTTGTTATATCTCTTAAAATTGTCATGTTGTAAGAAACCAGGTCGGCGTTTCACGTTTAGTCCAGCGAGCAAAACTCACTTTGCGTTCTATGTAATACTTATGATAAGATGACAAAGAATCACCGGCAATCTTACAGTCATCTGGCATTGCAGGTGTGGGTGGTGTAAATGGTCCAATAGGAATATTTTTAGGTGCGTCCATCAAATACTCCACTCTGTTTTCACATGCATGATTCTTACCATAACGATGTGTATACTCTTTCAACGACCACAACCACATCTCACACAACCATTTGTAGTTTTCTTTTGATTGGCGCAACCAAACATTTGATGGGTGATTGATATGTGAGGCCTTCATCAAACCATTTTCCATGTAACTGTCACACATACGCCAACGTTTAATCTTGCGACCATTGGCAGTCAAACCAAAATATTCTTCACCGTCAAGCACACGATGCGCCGTTGACATGAGTTGTGCATACTCAATAATCATTTTTACAACGTGCTTGTCACAATGCATCTCGGCACATTTCTGTGGATCACGGTCAAGATAGAAAATATTCATTCTACAAATTCTTTAGGTTTAATTGCTTGCAATTGTTTACGCATACAGAAATATTCTTTGGTGATACCCTCAAAACAATTAAAACAATCTTCAAATTTCATTTGATACAATTCTTTCATGCCGAGAAGAATATTAGCCATCTCATCTTGATCTAGTGGCTTTTCCATTGTGCGACTATAAATCAAATCGAGATCATCGACAACATTCCAGCACTTCATAATGCCTTGTTCGAGATCAAAAATTTTATCAGTCATTACCAACTCCCATCATCTAACCAAAATGTAATTGTCAAAAATGCCCACGATAGAACGCGTGTTTTTTCCTGACCCCACTCACTACTACGGCGAAAATAAGGAATAATTCGCCAATGTAAAGGATTCAGAGTAATTATAATTGAAGAACCGCTGTATTTGAGGTAATTAATAAAATTACTGAACACGGCTCACCTCAGCTTCAAGTTCTTTGAAAGATTTTGATGCCTGCAATTTAGCGTTCAATTGACGATTCTTTTTCACTTCTGCAAGAAGCAGTTTATTTGATTCGTCTGCTGCATAACGCAATTTAACAAAGGCACGATAACCATCTTTCTCGTATTGAACACGGTACTTTGTACGTTGAACACCAACAAGATTTACCTGCGATACAACCATTTTAGTTGTACGATCAATCTCACGAATGACAGCAGAATCTAGTTCACCAACTTCGGCAGCATAGTCTTTCAACATAGCGCTGACATGCGATGAGAAATTGGATGCGAGTTCACGTTTAGCCGACAACATAGATTTGTCAACGGCAAACTGAAAGTCTTTAGAATACTCCGAAGCAACAGCATACAGAGCATCATCTTTTTCTTTCTCAGTAAACCAATCTGGATATTTGACTTCTTTACCAGTCTCATGTGAATCACCAAATTCTGGTGCTTTAAGATTAACTTTAGTACTCGTTTCAAAAGTACCGCAAGCCGACAAAGCGGCAACAAGGGGTAAAACAAGAATTAGTTTTTTCATAACGACCTCATAATGTAGACATACTCATTTATAACACGATGCTTGTCAAAAGGCAAGCTTCTTAACAACATATTGAATTCACTTTGCGTATAATTTGCCTGTATGTAAATTGCCTCCTCAGAAAACAAAAATACCAACATTTCACGGGATTCTTTTTGTTGTTCAGGTAAAACCGCAACGATTTCTTTTTCTTTAGAAGGTAAAGAAAACTTTTTGTTCACTTCACCGATTTCTTGCGTATAAAAATGATTTAATGAATTATTATATTTGTTGAAAATATACAGATAACCATTTTTATTTGAGATACCTGAGAATCTTATTTTATCACCAACTTTATACTTAAAATCTTTTTCAAAAATTTGAAATTTTATTTGGTTGATAAGACGTTCGACTTCAGCTTTAATTGTAACAGTACAAGTTTTATGGCCTAGATGTTTTGTATGTGTGATTTTTCGGTTTAATATATCTTTGATTGCACCTTTAACTTCATTATTCGTTTCTTTGTTTAGTGTGCAATATTCGTCTTTACATTCTTCTAATACCGAAATTTTAATCTCTTCACCTAGAAACTTGGTGAGAGCATGTTCTTTCGCTCGATCTTCGGCCATTTGACATGCAATATTTTCTGGGGTTTCTGGACCATAATTGTATTCACCGATACCAATTACTTGTTTGGCGAATACCGAACTGCTAATCAGAAAAGATATTAGACCAAGTTTTAAGTTTTCCATACTTTCGTTTTTTAGCGTCAATCACTTCCATTGAATCAATAACACCATTTGCCATCATCAATTCGAGCATACACAAAACATCACCAGCTTCTTGTGTCAGTTTTTCTACGTTACTGATGTCAAGTCCGAAACGTAGACATTTACTGACAGATACGATCAATTCAGCACATTCTTCCTGTGCGATTGTGACAATTTCTTTTTGTTTTTGATTTAAAATATCATTCACTTGCATAATAATACCTTATAGAATAGGGTGCTTCTCGGCTGCCACGGACGCATTCGCCATGAAGCCAGCCGAGATTCTCGTATTGCCAACGCCCGTTAGGTTTGACGGCACCTTTCGGCGTGGTAGGTTTGCATTCCATATTTCTATGGCCTAGCTTTCTACCAGAACCACCCGTAGGGATCAACCTACTTCTCATCGTGCGGGTCACACTAGCTGCTGATTAGGCGAGCACGTTCTTTATTCGGTAATCTCAGTAATAACAAGATCAACCGATTCATTCGTTTGCACTTCTTTGACAGACAGATCAACCTTAGGTTCAGGTTTTGCGTTCAAGTCTGCGAGTTTTTTCACTTTGTTGGCAAGTTTAGCAGTAGACGCTTTCTTCTGCACTTGGCCAGGCTGGAAACCAGACTTGGAGATGCCTGTGCGATCCAGATAATCTTGGACTTCTTTGACATTCATCAGTTGATAACCAGTTGCCTTGCGACCATCTTTAAGCGTCTTGACAACACCGTTAGCAAAAGATTTAATGTGCCACATGTACGTTGAAATACGGTACATGTAGATTTCTTTACCGAGTAGCGCATCAATTTCTTCAAGCGTCACTGGTTTGCCAGAGATCATAACGGTCAAAAGTTTTTCAAAAGGTTTGAGTTTAAGTTGCTTAGCCATAATATAAAAAGTTCCTTATCAAGTTTTAACAGATTCTATTGTATCAAATTGCGGCACAATTGTCAAGCACTTTCTTGGTTGTTTGCCGAGTGCCTTTCAGCAAAAGTCTTCATCCATTCCAACAAATAGTATTTTGCCTGGCTCTTATTCATACCAAATACCATTTCCAGATACACACCGGCACCCCACATATTTGTATCACCTGAAGCCCGTAGGCCATCCAAAAAGTAAAACACTTCATCTTTATCCATATTACCACTCCTTCTGAGCAAACGGGGTTTCTTTGTAACCTGCCGTATAGGCAGCGAGTTCTTCTTTACTCATATCCACTTCTTCAATCTTGGTTGACTGATAACTGGGACCAGTAAAGTAATGCGGTTGAAATTCACGACCGTACCAAGCATCAGCAGAACCACGATCGTATGCACCACCATTCCGAGTAAAAACTTCACGAGCAGCATAATTCATTTTAGGCAGCCTTCATCATAAAAGTAGGATATTTCACAAAACCAGAGGTATCTTTTTTTGCCTTACCTTTGGCATACAAACCAACTACAACATTTTTAGGGTCTAAGAATCGCAGGTCAGAATCATCACCATTGAAAACTGGCAGACCGTTCCACATTTTAGGCATCGGCGAATTCTTTTTGATACCGAACACGGTCGCAACATTCATACCAGCACGAATCGCATTTAACGTATCGAGAGCATTATTATCAGCTTCAGAAAAGGTCAGATGATAATTTGCAATGTCTTTCACTTTGCGACCAAGAACCTTAGTGTAATCATAAAACTGGTATTCAGAAAAAGCTGCGAAAATATTACGATATAATTTGCCATCACGGTTCACCTCATATTTTTCCCAGGACAGGTCGCTGGTACCATTTAAACGAAAAACAGGAATCAAATTCTTTTTGACGGACTGCTTAATTGCCAATTCAATATCTTTGACCAATTGTGCCATAAACTCGGTACGATTCTCAAAAAACATTTTGGTTTTGCGAATTCGTGCCTGCTGAATAACGTTGGTCGTTTCGCCTTTTTTGAACATACCGCCACGACCAGCTGTATTCAAACAAGCAGCGGTGCAGCCAGCGGTACGTTTAGGACAGGTTTCATAACCAGACAAATCAGCAGGAGCAAGGTGCAAAATGTAGGTCATATAACCTTGCTTCATGCCTTTGAGAATTTTGGGGTTGCCGATAGATAGTAGTTTCACAATTAGTCCTTATCAATCACTATGTAACCATTATGACGGAATGTTGCCGGATTGTCAACAGCCGTAAGCTATTGATTTATAAGGGTTTTTTCTATCTCCGCATCGAGGCCTGGTCTCGAGCCTCTTCCTCCGTGAAGATTGGTACCGCATTAGACTTGTGGAGAGTACCAATCCCCTTCATATTATCACCAGTATAATGTTGAACATTCTTTTTAAATGTATTATATTCGTTTGAATTTAAACTGGGATAATGTGGTGTTTCACGGCGGTATGGTTTATTATCATCAATAATAGTAGTTTTAATAAACTTTTTTGGTGCAGTTTTTTGCACCAATTCTTCCCATGATTGTTTTAATTCTAATTGCTTTTTATTTAATTTACGCTTTTTGGATTTTTGATGAGTGTATATAATCATTATAATACCTTTTGCGCCACGGCTTTAGAATGTGAACAGGTACGGCGATAACCATAACCAGTACAACCACAAGATACAGTTTTGGAAATAGTATTAAATGTCACCGTATAATTCTTACCTTTAGATAATACATTAAAAACACGAACGGATGCGGTAGGTTTAATAATATCTACCGATTCTGATTTATCTTCAGATTTAAATTGGGGTATTAATTTAGATAATTCTTTGTGATTTGTTTTTTCAAATTTACGATATCGTTTATCCAGTTTTGTTCTGGATTTGAATATCATAATTTCTTTTGAATGCCATTTAGCATATGCGATTATCTGGCCTTTTTTATTAACCAAATAAGTATGATTAGGCTGCCGATATTCGACATCCCATTGTGTGACTTCTTTAAGAATTTCCATAATGACAATTATATACCATTACCGAAGCCTTGTCAAGCGGTAATGTTGCCAAAAAACAACACTAAGTTAGTGAGTACTAACCTTTAAGCAATTGTTGGTTTCGCTCATAATTCACATCCTCTTCCCACTCTATGAATTTTAAGCGATTCAATTCGTGCGTCAATTCTTGTTTATTGCTTTCGGCCACTTCAATAAACTTTTCCAATTCACGGATTTTCCGTTTGATGTCTTCACGATACGACATATTCTTCCTTTTCTTCTTTCGCTAAGCGATAGAATGATTTATCGTGGTGTCTCTGCTTGCCTAACTTTTGGTTCTCGAAATTCTCTTTATTTTTTCTGAATTTCGTTTTAACCGTTTTCTGATACTTTTTTCCGCCCGATAACATTTTAGTTTTTACAACCTCCTTAAAAGATATGATCTGCTACGCCTAACTCGATTAACTCTTCTGCCGTAAAGTAGGCGTCACTTGGCGGCAAAAGTTTTCTTTTAATCATTGTCGTATTCAATTCGGTACATTCTTTAAGTACATTCACCATTCTATTATTGATGAGTTCGTGTTCTTTGGCTGTTGCTTTAATGTCGTGATATTTGCCAGTTAGTCCATCAGAATATTGATGGCACATGATTGATGCGGTTGGACTAATGTAGCGATGTCCTTTTGCACCAGAAGCAAAAATCATAAATGCGGAAGAACAAATGGAACCAAGTCCAATCGTCTGCACGGGTTTCTTAGACTTCTTCATCACGTCAATCAAGGCAAACGCATCCTGAAGCGATCCACCATCAGAGTTGATATAGAGCGTAAGTGGGTAATCACCGTCTTGCAAATTTTCATAGGTGATCCAATAGATCGTATCCATAATATTTTCTTCACCGATTTCACCGTAAAGGAAATGAATATGGTTTTCTAAAAGTCCTGCGTTGATACGATCTTCTGCCGGAACAAAATTAGTATCTTTGGATTGTGTCATTTTTTTGTATGCCATTTGTAAGCTGTTTCAAGGATGTTCAGTATATCATGTTTTGGATAGAAATTCAATACTCTTTCGGCAAGCTTGATATCGGCAACTAAACGAGGAGGGTCTCCGGATCTTCTGTCTTTAAGATTATAGGCAATCTTTTGTCCGGCAAGTTTTTCAATATGGGCAATTATCTCTAATACAGAATAACCTACACCCGTTCCCAAATTGAGACAGGTGCTTTCCCCTCCGTTAATGATGTAATTAGCCCCATCCACATGGGCAGAGGCCACATCAGATACATGCACATAGTCACGAAGGCACGATCCATCTGGCGTTGGGTAATCTGATCCATAAACATCAAAATTATTTAGGTTTTGAATGATCCTCGGAATCAAATGTGTCTCTGGCTCATGTGCCTCACCCATCTCACCATCTGGATCGGCACCAGCCAAATTGAAATATCTAAAGATCAAATGTTTAATTCCAGAATCACGAATTGCACTCTCGGCACAATATTTTGTATAACCATAAGGAGAGTTGTTTGCAATTTCATCATTTTCGTTCAGACATTTTTCTTGTGTTTTATAGACGGCAGCTGAAGAAGAATAGATGATATTTTCCACGTTATGCATCTTCATTGCATGTAAGAGATTGCAAGTTCCACCAACATTGATATCATAGAATTCTGTTGGGTATTTAAATGATTCTCCAACCTCGATCAAACCTGCAAGATGAAACACCGCATTTACTTTATGCGTTTCAAATATTTTATGGAAAATCTCACGATTACGAACATCGACATTATATTGCAAATCAATGTACTTGCATGTCGATACTCTACGGTCGAGAGAGATTACATTCCAGTTTTGTTTGTGGAGGGATTTTGCTAGATGAACACCAAGGTAACCTGATCCCCCGGTGATGAGAGCCGTTTTTCTTTCCATGGAAATTTACCGTTATATTTCTGCTCGCTGGCAGCATTGCCTTTATCAAAAAATTCTTTGTTTACTGAATTTGGATTACCATCAAGTCGGTAACACATTGTATGTTCTCTACTGCAATCAAACTTTGGAAAGTTTTTGGCCAAATTCATAAAGAATTGACGATCTGCTCCCCATTGACCGTACCACGCATGGCCAATCCTTAATGCTGCATCACGTTTTACTGCAAATGATGATGTGTCGATATGATTCACTTGGTCATTGAAATAAACTGGCCACTTACCTAATGATTCACAATTATCTTCACATAGAAAGTTGCCTTGTTTATCATAGATTTTTCTGAGAGAATATGCCCAATCATTTCCGTCTTTGATAACATCAACTAGTTTCTGAACGTGATCTGGTTCATACCAATTGTCTTCATCGAGATAACAGATTATATCAGCATTGACCAGAAAAGAGCAAGCCGCATAGACTCGATGGCCATACCAACCTTTACCTACGTTTTCTTCTAATCGTATAGTTTTGATATTGTCATAACCCTCTAACTGATACCAAATATGTTTTTCATTTTCTTTACCATCAAGAAAAACATAATGAGTTAAATCTTTATATGTTTGCGATTCAACGGATTCGACACATTGTTTAAGTGTTGTAGAACCAATAGTGGGAGTGACAACGGCTACTTTCATTTTCTTTCTATATCTTCTTCATCACAAAGTTGACCATATTGAATTTCAACAATACGGCAAGGTTTATCAAATGGATTTTCTAGTCGATGCCAATGGCCTTGGAGAATAGTGGTAGATTCGTGCAGTTCCATATTTTGAGTTGGCATTTCCATGTCACCCCACAATGAGGCAACATTACATTCACCTTCTGCTACAATCCAATATTCATTTCTTTTGGCATGTCTCTGCATACTTAGCGATGAACCTGGATTTACAGTAAGTTCTTTCACCTTTAAACCTGGCACATCATGCAATACACGATAATAGCCCCATTGACGTTCAGTCTTTGGTGCTTTCCACTCTTGCAATACCCACGATGACGAATTCATTTTATTCTCACCACCAACACCGAAAACGAATTCCACACCTTCTACTGACATTTCTGGAATGTTATCTTTGGTTCTATCACCACCATTCGCAAAAACAATATTATCATTCGGCCAAGTTTGTTTTACAATCTTTAAAAGATTGATAGCGCTACCATCATCATCGTTGAATTCAATAACAAAGTCAACCATTTTCAGATTTTGTACAATATTCATACGTTCCTGAAACGGCATAAATGGTCTACCCTTTTTACGAGTTAACCATGCATCACTATTGACACCAACAACTAGTTTATCACCAAGTTCTTTGGCTGCTTTGAAATGTGCGATATGACCAGAATGAATAGGGTCGAAACCACCAGACACCACAACAATTTTCATTTACATTCCTGGGTAAGCTTCTTTGATTAGTTTTGGAGTAAGATACTTAACTCCAAGATCCTTTTTGAGTAGACGGACAAGTAGATCAGCTTCATCTTTGTAAAGTGCTTCTAAGATTACAAGGAGAATTTGAGTTTGTTTTTTTCCGCTTAAGTTCGGAGATCGTTTTGGATGACCAACAATAAAACGATACAGTTTGGGTACTTCCAAATTTAAATATGTGTAGTTTAAACCTACGGGCTCAGGTGCCGGCCTATAGTTTGGAATTTCAACATCAAATTTAATATTTGGATTGAAAGCATATGCTAAGAATTGACGAAAGGTTTTATGGTCATGTTTTCTTAGTACAGCAATTCTATCTTGTTTGGTTTCTGCTTTTTGAAATTCATCAAAAATTTCAGAATATAGTGTTTCAGCGCTCATTAGAATTCATCGATAACTTCAAGTAGGTTTTTGAGACGGTTCGCAATCATATAATTCATAAACTTTTGTTTTGAGTTAGGTACTGCGCTCTCATAACTATCTATAATACTTTGCTTGAGGGTTTCAGGAATTTTAGTCAAATCAATCAAAGTTTCGTTGCGACTGTAATTTCTGAACATCTCACCTTCACAAAATTCTTTAGGATCCTGATTCAACCATTTAATGATCTTAGCTTCAGTAATAGGTTTCTGACGACCACCAACAACAAACACATCATCAGGCGAAAGAATGTTAGGAATACCATCACTCTTATCACCACGAATTACCAGTTGTTTGAGTTGCAAAGCCGGCAGAGGTTCTTTAATGTATTTTTTTAAAATAGGTGAATACTGTTCAACATTTGGAAATCTTTGCAATTGAGCAAAGTCTTTATCTGACGAAAGAATCATCACCTTTTCGTTTGCTGCATGACGAGCGGCAAGAACAGCAATAATGTCATCTGCCTCACAAGTATGCACTTCAATTACTTTGTAAGGAGAATTATTTTTAAGTTCATCACGAATCTTATTGATACATTCGAAGATTGTATTCCAATCGTGACCAGACGACTCACGTGCTTTCTTACGGCCAGCCTTATAATGAGGATAAATCTCACGGCGCCAGTAATTTTTATTGTCACAAGCAATCACAACTTCAGGACCGTGTGTAGATTTAAACTTCTTCACATAAGTCCTGATTGTATTCAAAATCATATGACGAACGAGGCTCTCCTCGACTTGCGTCTTGGATGAACCAATCTGTTCCATCAGATTAGAGATTGCTACCTGGTTGAAGTCAAAAATAATCATGTAATCATTCTATTGCAAAACTGATACTTGTTGAGGTAAACTTTCTTTTGTGAAGTGATAATCGGTACCAATTTCATAACCCATCTCGGCAATCTTTTCAGATACCGTATCATAGAGTTCGTAAATTTCACCTTCAGTCAAAAGAGATTCATCGGCACCTTCAAACAATACTGCATATGCACGTTCTTCAAAAGTCATTATGTGGTTCTTTTCTTTTTACGTGGTTTACGATTGGCCGCAGCCAGCTTCTTTACTTTATTACAATCTGCAACAACATGGTCACAATACAATACAAGTTTTTTAATTTGTGGTTTAGAAAAGTTTGAGTAACCCTCTTTCAAATCTTTATCAGTAGTCAACAAGACTTCCTGATAAGACTGTTTTCTTTCCGTTGCCCACGCATTAATGAACCGAGTGTGTACACCTTTGATAGACAAGGTATGCATTACTGTGTATGGTACAGGAATTTCGGTGAATTGTGAGGCAATAATGTCATCTATTTGCCCCTCAAGTTCGGCAATACATTCATTTGCCCTTTCTCGGATTCTTTCCTGAATATTAGGCATTTTTGGCGTATCGTCTTCATCTTCTACGACAATATTTGAGATTTCACCTTTTACCTCATTCACTTGTTTCTGGAACCACTCCTGGCGGTCTTTTGGTAAAATTGCACCGTTATGTACGATACGACAAATGAAACCGAACTGAGACGGCTTTCCTTTGATTACGGAAAGCAATCCAGTGATCTTCAGTTTCTTTTTGAAGTAATCGTTAGCGTATTTTTGGGAATCTTTTGCAGACTTGTTTTGAGCATACCATGATAAAGTACGGGCAAGATCATTTTCGGTAATCTCACCCGTATACTTTGGTTCTTTTCCTGCGAAAACTTCGTTAGCATCAAGTATTCTAGCTTTGACCATTCACAACATCCTATAAAGTCAGACAATAATAACAGAGCTCTAAGTCTCTGTCAATTATATATTACTTTTTTGCCTCAGCAGCTTTCTTTTGTACCGACTTTGGTGCTTGACGAACTTTTTCTGGCTTCTTAACGGCAGCTTTTACATCAGATGTCGGTGCCTTCTTGCATTCAATCTTGTTTGCGTTCTTTTTAACAGAACAGTCAACTTTGGGTGCTGGCTTACCTGATGCAAATACGGCTGGCGAAACTGAAATTGCTAATGCTGTTGCAAAAATTGCTAAAAGTTTCATTTTATGCTCCAAAAATATGTACTGCTTCGTTATAGTGTTTGATGCGATCATCTAAACCAATCGTACCGCCATTAATACGTTTTGTCATGCCTACGAAATCGCCAGCATCAGCGTAAGTATTCAGATCATTAGAATACCAGAACCAACAAGCAGAGTGAACAGCACCACGTGGCGTCTCCAGATATTCGGCAGCATCATCAACAGAAATTTCTGCATATTCGGCAAATCGTGTGTAGTTATCACGACCAGTCAATTGGATGAGTCCACGACCACGGAACTTCCAACCATCGCCAGAATCTTCATCTCCGTTTCCCATGCGATTACGATAAGCTCTGTTAGCGATCTTTTCAGGATTGCGATGGTATTCAGTAACATCTACGTCTCCAAAATGTTTTGGCCAAATTGCAGCGAGTCTATCGCCAGCATAGTTTAAGTTTTCTGTTAATGCACGATAACCACCAGATTCGTGGGCGGTTTGTGCAACGAAAGCTGCAACACGACCAACAGTGGCGATATCAAATACTGGCAACATTTCATTCAGTTCATTGTACCATACTTCTACGCCATATGCGGCATTTGGAATGATTTGTGCAAGTTTATCTTGTGTAAATTCAAAATCAAAAGACATATTAAACTCCAGGTGGTTTGATGATTGGTGGTATTACAACTTTAGGTGTAACGACTGGAACAGATGCTACCGGTGGAACAACTGGTTTTGGTGCAATAGGTGCAGGACCAGCAGGCTGAATTCCACCACTTAACATTCCACTCGGTGGCGGTAATGTTGCAGCAGGAGGTGTTGGTAGTTTCGGTTTATCGTCTTTACCTGCCAACATGATACCAGAAAGAGTACCAGTTAGGAATGTTGCGATAGGAATAATCAACTCAAAGAACTTCTGATCCATAGGACTAATTGCGTTCAGGGGTTGAGTAACAAAGATCAACGAATACAGAACAACAAAGACGATGCCTGTAAGTGTGAGGGCAAGACAGATTCCAATAAAGAATCTCAATCGAGCCATTAATTGATCTTCAGTATAAATTATAGTCTCTTTACTTTGCACAACCGGCTCCTTGCGTTGGAAGAATTGTAGTAGGTTGGTTAACATTATTATTACCTTTCAAAATATGTTCTGGACATGTACGAGTTACTTCACATGTAGGTTTCGTACATTCCTTTTTGTTCCAGTTATCTGGATCTTGGCAAGGATAACGGAATCTATCACCGCCGAAAATTGCTAATCCGAGCGGTAACAGAATTAAAAGACCGAGCCACTTAAATAATTTCTGATCGTTCAACATATACTTATACTCTACTTTCTAGAAACCCAGGTGCTGATGCCGACATAAGCGCCAACAATGCCGCCTAGGGATATCCAATATAGTTCTAGGATTCCATTTAATTGTTGTAATCTGGATTCTGGCACTAAGAACATGAACGAGAAGCCCGAAATGATTAAGGCAACCAAAGATAAACGAGCCATATTTCTTCGACTTCTATCTTTGCGATCATACAACAACCATTCTCTTTCATCCACTTTACCATCTCCACTTAAATCTAATAGATTATCTGTTTCCATGGTTTTATTTATAGTTTACCGTCTTTTTGATTTTTCTAGTTCTTTTTCTTTTTTGATATTTTCTTCTAGTTTCAAAACCATGAAGAAGGCTGCACCAGAAAGTAAAACAGATAGAATTGAAAAGATATATGTTGCGAAAATTATTGCATCCATTTTAACTCCAATACATTAAAAATATACAGAGCACAATTAGAAACCAAATCAAAGGACTGTTCCTACGTTCTTCTTCTATTTTCTTTTTGTTTAATGCTTTAAGTTCTTTTAGACGTAACTCAAGTAGTTTCTTGTTTACGTCAAAATCATTCATTTGTTTACGACTATTGTTACCATCATTAAACCCAATACCATGATGGCAGCAATGATAGCAAAAAAGAAAACATCATTCTCTTTCTGCTCTTCGCTTTTTTGTTTATCTTGGATAGACTCTAACGCACCATAGAATATCAGCCCTATTAGAGCAACTCCACCTAATACAACAACAAGTGAAGGAAAATTCTGAGCAATACCTAATAATTGTTGAAAGTCCATTATGACAACCATCCCATCTTCCAAGCAAGCAATGTGATAATGAATGAGACGCCCCATGCAAACTTGGTATACCAGCGGTTAAATTCAGCATCTTTATTGTACAATTTGGCCTCTTTTTCTTCTTCTTTTTCTACTTGTTTGAGTAATTCTTCGTATTCTAACATGGCTCTAGGACCATACTTACGAACAATCTCAGCCTTCATTTCGGCTCGCTTGGCATCCATTTCCTTTTTTTCTTCAAGGCGTTGATATGCCTTCACTTCACGGAAAAGACCAGCATAACGAGCCCTTGTCGCAGCGTGCTTTCGAGCCTTCGCTGCTTGGTCTACGTCTTCTTTGCCTAAATTGTTTATATTTTGAAAAGCGCCTTTTAGAGCTTTTCCACCTTCAACCATGTTGTTTAGGCTATCGGCAGTTTCTTTGAATGCGTTTGGATCCATTTTACCATGTGAAATTGGAGACCAGTCAGCCAATCAGTACTATAATGGTAAAAGGAATAATAAGGATATATGCATGTATTTAGTCACAATGCACAAAAAAGATGGTGCACCTGGAGGGACTTGAACCCCCGACCTACCGATTATGAGTCGGCTGCTCTAACCAACTGAGCTACAGGTGCAATATATAGATGGATGAATCCTTACGAAATACTTGATTTGCCTGTTGATGCTACACCAGAACAGATCAAGCAAAAATACAAATCTCTCGCACAAATTCATCATCCAGATAAAGGCGGAGATGAAGCAACTTTTAAATCAATAAAAGAAGCTTACGAAATACTTATCGATCCTGTCAGAAGAAAAAAATATGATTCTACTGGCAGTACAGACCAAGAACGACCAATACAACAAGAATGTCTAACACAATTATCTGGTATGTTCTTCTCTCTCGCATCTCAATTAAATCCCGATACTGAAGATATTGTTCTTCGTATGAGAGTTGATACAAGAAAGATGA